CTATAAACACCGATTCCTCATGTGGGATCGAGACTGGAACATGCTGGCATACACTGATGCATTCAGTCTCATGAAAGCAGATATTGAATTCTGCACCGGTGCTGCCTGGTATAAAAACGAACTGCTGCTGACCTTTGGATTTCAAGACAATGCTGCATTCATATTAAAAATGCCACGAGCATGTGTGGATCAGTTCTTGGCCCAAGCAAACCACATTCCTCGAGTTCCTACTATGACCACAGAAGATGGTGCGGAACATGAGTTTGATTGGGGCGTAGCAGCTAATAATGCATGGTTCCATAACACAGTGAAAAAAGAAATCTTTGCTGATGACACATATCAAAGATTTTTTAAAATAAAGCCAGGTGATGTGGTAGTAGACATCGGCGCCAGTGCCGGTCCTTTTGTGTGGAGCATCGTGCCACAACAGCCCAGCAGAGTAATCTGTCTCGAGCCACATCGAGACCTATATCGCACACTGGTAAAGAATGTCAGCTATACCGGACTGGATGTCACCACCATAAACCGGGCATTGGGCCATTCAGATGGCTTGAACTATCTAGCAGGCCTCTACGACGAAACCAAACAAGCACACAGCGATGGCACAGATGGTGTGATGTTAGACACTATCAAGTTCAGCACACTGGTACAACAACAAAATCTCACACATATAGATTTTCTCAAGATGGATTGTGAAGGTGGTGAATACGATCTGTTTACAGATGAAAATCACGATTGGATACATGACAATGTGCGTAAGATAGCCATGGAGATACATTTAAACACTCCTGAACAAAAAAACAAGTTCCGTAAACTTAGAGACACATACCTACGCGAGTTTACAAACTTCCAAATACTCAGCATTGACTATGTGGATATCAAGTGGTCGTTGTTTGAAGATTGGTTTGTTGATCACTATGCCGCTTGTATGCTGTACATTGACAATACCATATCGCCACGCAACAAGAAAAAATGGCAGCACTATCCTGCACCTACCCTGGAGATAACAACTATCATTCCAGAAAAAGGCTGTGTGGTTGATTGCGTGTTCTGTCCACAACGCACACTAGAAGAAGTGTACAAAGGCAACCGGATCATGTCATTAGAGGATTACAAGAGCATGATCGACAAGGTATCCACAGATGTGCGTATTACTTTTGCCGGATTCACAGAACCTTGGATGAACAAATACTGTACAGAAATGGTTCTATATGCACATGATCAAGGCCATCCTGTGAGCATTTTTACCACAGGTGTAGGTGTGAGTGTGGAAGATATGGAAGCCATAGCACATATACCATTTGCTGGCAATCCCAATGGCGGTTTTGTGCTGCACCTGCCTGACGCAGAAATGTTAGCACGCCACCCAATCACTCCGGGCTATATCAAAACTCTAGAATGGTTCCGAGACAATAATCACAGGATCAAGAACTTTTCTAAAATGAGCATGGGTAGCGAACTACATCCTAGCATCCGGCATATATTTGACTCTGCACCCAGCTATGCCATGTGGAGCAGAGCCGGCAACCTGTTCCGCGAAGCAGTGGCTAAACCACAGTTGATCACCTTGAGAGATCGATGGAATGCTATCACACATGAAGGACCAAAGACCTGCGGTTGTGTGGAGGGCCTATATCACAATGTGTTGTTGCCCAACGGCGATGTGAGCCTGTGCTGTATGGATTATGGATTAGATCATATCATTGGCAACCTGCATGAACAGACATACGAAGATGTGATTCCAGAAGATCAGACCTGCTTCACACTGTGTAACTCTTGTGAAAATGCCACAGATCCAAAAGTCATAACCTTTGTAAAATAACATGAAATATCTACATCAGTATATTGAAAACTCTGAAGATCCCACAATCAACTTCTTGCTAGGGCAGGAATACGAAAACATGGGTCAGACTGGTGCAGCAGTGAGTTTCTATCTACGCACAGCAGAACGCAGCACAACTGACCAACAGCAATACGAAGCACTCATGCGATGCTGTATCTGTTTGGAAAAACAAAAAACTCGAGACGACACTGAAAAAGGTCTACTGCTCAAAGCCATCGCATTGCTCTCAGACCGTCCTGAAGCGTATTTCTTGTTGAGCAGATTGCACGAGAAACGAAGAGAATGGCAGGAAAGTTATACCACAGCAGTGATGGGGTTGACCTATGGTAACTTTGATCTCACACCTGTGATAACTGATCAGTATCCGGGCTATTGTGGATTGATGTTCCAGAAAGGTGTAGCGTCGTGGCATGTGGGGCTCACTGAACAAAGCCGCCAGATCATGGTACATCTCAGAGACAACTTTAAAATGCATCAGATTTATGTAGACGCTATCAATCATAACTTGAAGATCTGTGGCCTGCCTAAATCTCCACTAGCAGAAACCAAGTCGGCACCGGCTGTGCATATATCTCGACAAAAATCAGATCTGATCAATTCACAACCCAGACCAGGAGTGTGGATTGTGGACAACTTCTATCAAGATCCTGATGCTATCAGGAAGATGGCATTGGAACAAGAATACGACCAAGGTGGCATTGGAAAGTATTACATAGGCAATCGCACCAAGCAGCAGTTCTTGTTTCCAGGATTGAAAGAAGAATTTGAATACATCATGAACCGTAAAATTGAAAAATGGGAAGAATACGGAATGAATGGCCGCTTTCAAGTATGCCGAGAAGGTGAGCCACTGGTGTATCATTGCGATCCACAACGCTGGGCTGGCATGCTGTATCTCACACCCAACGCACCTTATCAAACCGGCACATCCACACACGCACTCAAGGGCACAGATGTGCGACATCTCAGCCACCCTGATGTAAACAAATGCTTCAGACCAGGCAGCCAGAATCTGGATAGGACTATATTTGAACCTGTGGACAACTTTGGCAATGTGTACAATCGCCTGGTGATCTTCAATGCTGGATACCTACATTCAGCTACAGATTATTTTGGATACAACAACGACAACTGCCGATTGTGGCAGATGTTCTTCTTTGATTAGACGCAGGTGATTTCCAACGATGTTATCTTTTTTTGGATAGCATCTAGATTCACAGTGTTCCACAGGCCCGGATGCAATGGTCTAGGCCAATGCCTGGCTTGTATCCATGCATAGCCCACATGTTCGTGATTGAGTTCGGGAATGAATTCGTGATCCACTCGGCACCAAAAAGTATGATATTCAAATCCTCTATCAGGTGATGTGAATTTTTCAATGGGTATCAACTGCTGATATTCAGGCATGCTGCCCAATTCTTCTGTACACTCGCGTTCCACAGCCGCCATGAGTGTTTCATCGGGTTCTACTTTGCCGCCAGCCAATCCCCAGGTGTCGGGATATTTTGAATCGTTGCGTAGGAGATAAAGATAGCAGCGAGTTCTCGCACAGTAGAACCAGATGCCTACTGCTTTTACAATACCAGGTTCCATGAGCCTCCGGTGTACAAGCCGTCAATACTCTTGACCCACTTGGTTCCGTTCCAGAAGTATTGTATGCCTGTGGTTAGATTGACCACATATTGTGGATCGGTGCTGGCACTATTAAAAGCAATGACCCAGCGTATACCATTATATTCAATGATGTCATTGGCATTGGCAATCAAGGGTTGTCCACCGGTACCGCGCCAGGCTATAGGGTTGCTTGAATTGTCGGCATCGCCAGTGCCTTCATTCAGTAGATATCGTTGCCCAACAGCAGCAGCGGGAAGCCCATCTCCGGGCCCAGCAGTAAGTGGATTAACCACAGCATCCACTGGTGACAGCGTGTTCTGTGGTGCCGTATCCGGATCAATATTGTAGATCAACAATCGATCATCTGCAGGATTCACAGCAATAGTACCCACAATGCTTGAATCTGGATTCCAAGGATTGTCCAATGTGATATAACTAATGCCCGGGCGTAACACACCATAGGCATTGATCACAGTGGGCCAAGTGATCTGTGGATTTTCTACTATAGGAAAGTCAAATGGTGCTAGGCTTATGCGATCTGGGTTCACAGGCTGCGGAGGTTGTAATACCTGTAGTTGCCCGTCTAACAAAAGCACCTGATAACCCCAAGGAGTAACTTTGACTCGAGTACCTAGCAACAAGTCATTGTTGCTTATGGCATTCACAGCATCGCCTTGAGCGTCAAATATACTAGCGATTACTCGTTCTACCACACCCAGTTTCTTGATCTTGGCCGGTGACGAGATCCAGATAGGCATGCTGAATGTCATGGTCATGATGTCTATAGGATCATTGGTACCTTGAGGAACACTCCTGCTGCTCCACTTGACATTGTCAAGATTACACACAGTGAGACTGGTCCAGTCAATGTAGTTGTCTGTGGCCTGTATCTCCAGTGCTGGGTTAAACAGCGTGGCGATCTGTTCAAACAACTGCATCTTCTGATTGGTGTTACTTGTCCATATATCCAGATCAATTGTAAGTTTGTAAGGTACGGGCATGAGTCTTTCTACTTGGAAAGCATTGCCTTGCGTGGTTTCATAACTTTCTGTGCCCGGATCCCAAGTACGCTGACGAACCAACATCTTGTTCACATGATACGGTTCTTGCATGCGTTCACGGTCATAAGTCAACCCAGTGATGTGGAAAGTCATCATGGGAGTAGCATTTAGGCTGTTGGCCGAGTTCTGGTTGAGTATGGTCTGTGCTTGGCGACTAGCATCACCATAGCGTATGGGCACACGAACTAGATCGGTTGTGCCTTGTTCGTTGCGTCCGTACTCAACTTCGAACAAGCTGAACATGCGTGTGAATTGCAGCAGGTAGCGACGGATTTGTTCGTCGTAAAAGAATAATTGCATAGTTAGCTTGACTTCTGGTAAGGTTGTGTAGGCGGATACGGATTAGGAGGCAGATTACCACCTTGGTCACCATTGGCTAGATTGGGTTCTAGTGCTTCACTCAAACTCTGACGACTAGGTATATTGCCAAGATCCGTTGTGTTCACTGTGTATGTATTATTAACAAAGCTGCTGCGTAAAGTATCGTTGGTTGAGCCAGGGGTGAGATTGGTGCGTACCTTGCTTTCAATCTTGATCCAAGCAGTGCCGTTGAAACGGAACAAGCGATTGGGAAAATAATCCAATCGCAATGCAAACTGCCCAGCAACCGGAGTAGGAGGAAAATTTATTCCAGCAGTGACAGGCAATCCGTTAGGCGGAACTCCGTCTCCGGTCAAGTAACCTGCTGTGTATCCATCACCTCGGGGTGTGTTACCGTCATTAGCTACTGTGCGGCTGGCATCAGTGATGGTGTAGTCTGCGGTGTATGTGGCAGATTCAGGATTGGCTGGTGTTCCGTCTGGGTTGGTAGCAACAATATAAAATTTCACAACATCAAATCCTGATGTAGGAACTTCAGCTTCGGCTTGAGCAAGTATAGCATCGTTGATCTCCAAGTTTCTTGGCCGTGTGCTTTGTTGATCTTCAATAGTGGTAGGATTAGTGACCAAGGTCCAGTATTCCGTGTTGTTGATATCTGTGCCCGGTGGCACATTCTTGTTTGATGTATAATAAGTATCGCCATAAAGCACTGTGACACCGCCTGGATAGAAATTGCCCGGATCCCAGATGTTGATGGGTTCAAAGGGCTGTTTGGTAATCTGATTGAATTCTTGTGAGTTGACCATGGGTGTGGCCTTCACCCGCCACAA